CTACCAATTCATAAGAGCGAATGATTTTTAATGAATCACTAGAAGAGAACTTATCAAGTTGAGAAACAGTAATATTTTTAAATGTTGTGCTAATGTCTGCTTCTGCTAAGTTAGCATCTGCACCATTTGTTAATGCGATCCATTTTTCATAAGCAGCTCTCATCTCAAATGCATCATCGTTATAGAATGTGCCAGTCCATGTCTCATAAGTTCTGTCTCCAGGAACTTTAACGACACGACCACGGAAAGGAAGTTCAACTGTACCCACGTTAGTTGCTGGTAATGCAGCAGACTTACACATGTAAGTCACTTCTCCACCAGTTGCACCAGTAATGATTGGGTCTGTGACACCCGCTGGCCAATCGTGGTCAACTGAAAAGAGGTTAGGGCGAACACCACCTCTTATAGCTTCCTGAAAACTTAGTAGCCCTAGTTTGGTTGCTTCAGCCATTTTCTTTTAATACTCCTTAATTAAATTTAGCGTTTGGGGACGACTTCTTCAAAGCTAACACCAGTACGTGTAGCAATGAATGTCAGTGTGATGAAGTTAATCGAGCGTGCTGGCTTGATGTAGAAATCAGCCTTGAACTCGTTAGCGTCAATGACTGCACCAGTGTTATTGGTACTATCACAAACAACTAGGAAGTCGGTGATACCTCTTTCGGCTTGAATGCCTCTAAGATATGGTTCAACAACATTCTTAAAGTTGTTACGAGTGAACTCGTCATTGAGTTCAAAAAGAACCCCCTTCGCAGCGTTACCGATTGTCTTCTCAATCACGTTGAAGAGACGGCGAACGTTTATGCGATCAAAAGCAGATGGTGAAGCGAGAGCAGTTTTGTCTCCGAACAGAATGATACCCTGACCAGGAAGAGAAGTAACTGGGTTAATTCTATTCTGATAGAGTTTATCTCTCTCTGTTCTTGTTGGTGAGAATGCAAGTTTAACAGCATTCTTGATTGAACCACGATTCAAACCTGCGGGTGAGAACCAAGGCAATCCATTAGCAGTAGTAGCGGCACATAATCCTGCTGTGTCTCCGTTGCAGGGAACGTAACGATACTTGTCACTAAATCTGTCGTAGACATACTTCCAAGTATTATCAAACACACCGAATGATGTTGCTTGAAGTGTATTGTAGAAGTCAACTACGTTTTGTGTTTGTGTTGCAGAGCTTGTTACTCCAACAACATCCCCTTTATATGGTGAGAGGAATGCGATACAATCTTTACGAGCAGAAGCAATTGTTAATGCAGCAGCTGCAACAGCCTTTGAATTAGTCTTTGCAGATGCACCACTTCCAGTATCTCCTGGACCTGCCAATAGATAATCGATCAGAATTGTTTCAGGATCAGCAAACTCTTGCATTGCTGAAATGATTTCCCCAGATGTCGCACCACCTGATTCTGCACCTTTTGCTAAGGTGTAAGATCTTCCACCAAGTAAGTCGAATGCTGTTGTGCTATCGCTACCAGCATTGTTAGTACCAGCAACGTTACCACCTGATGCACTCTGATTAGCACTTACATCATATACTGAAGTTGCTTCATGAGAACCCCAGTATACCCAGTTGGATTTGTCTAGGAAAACTTGTGGATAGTAGTTACCAGATCCCTCAGCAGTCTTACCATTATTTGCTTTAGACAAATAAGTAAACTTCTCAAGAACTGTATTTGGAACTCCGCTAATATCGCCTGTTCCGTCATATACTACTACATGAATTTCATCCTTAGATCCACCACGAGCTTCAACGTAAGGAGAAGTTCCAGGACGAGGAGCAATTGAACTCCAGTTCAGACCTGTGAAAACTGTTTGCTCATCATACCACTCAGCAGTTGCTGTGACGTTAAGATCGGTAACACCGTTCTCAATAAGGTCAGTTGCAACCCAAGTGTCAGAAGTAATTAAGGATACCTTGTTATTAGCAGCATCCCACTCGAAGATATACCCAGATTTAGCACCGTTGGGGCTAGCAGAGGCAGTGACTACTTGGGTACCTACTGTTGTTGTTCCTAATGCACCATCGAGTGTTAGTGTTATATCAGCACCAGCATCAATAGTTGCTACTCTAAGAGCATTTTGCTCTGCACCAATATTTCTTGATGCCCACTTGAATGCGTTATTACCTGCATCGAAGTAGGTTGCTTCGTATACATCCTTTGTTGGAATAGAAAGAATGTATGGAGAAGTTGTACTGTCGTCTGAAGCACTTAGTTGTCCTGAAGTAGATGCTCTAACAACATCTAATACTCCACCGTATGATAGGAAACTTGCAGCAGTCCACCATGTTTCTGCGTTTGCGTCTGTGGGTTCACCGAAGGTTTCAATTAATTGAGCTTCTGTTGATATACGTACTGGTGTCAATACTGGTCCTTTTGTGAAGGCACCAGCTATAGCTCCTACGTTTACGTCAACGGTCTCAATCGAACCAATAGTCAGATCCCTTTCCTGGATCTCAACTCCTGGCGATAAGAGCGTGCTAGCCATGCGTTTACTCCTGATGATAAATCAATTTTTGTCTAATATTATTTAGAAAAAAGTGATTTTAGCGATACTCCCACATGTAGTTTCTATCTCCATACTCATCTAACTTCCAATTTTCTGGATCAGAATCATTCATATCAATGGTCCAAATATTTCCGTCGTTATCTACAATAGTCTCATCTTCCAATCCATCATCAATAAAACCAAAGGGAGCCATGTCCTGTTCTATCTGATTCTTCTGCTCTTCATATATTCTTTTACGGATATCTTGATCCGTCATCTCCTTAAAGTAATCCTGTTGTACTAACCATGCAAAAATAACAAGACACATTACAAGGTCATCATTAAATCCTTCATCTGCTTCAAAGGATTGTTTATTTTGAATAAAGGTAGTTAACTCAGCAACAATGTTGTAATCCTTAACAAGTAACTTATCATCTTCTATTAAATGCTTCAAGTTAGAACACCCTTGTGCCTTAACAGTCTTACTCATCTTGACACCCATTTGTGTCTTATTACCTGAGAATCCCTGACCTACTACTTGACCTGCCCTACCACGCATTGCACACATAAGGACATTCTCATACTCAATATCATAGAACAAACTCGAAGCTACTGCTTCTCCAATATCATTCACCTCAATTAATATATGTGCATTATTATAATTTGTACCAACATTATACATTATGTTGGGAAATAGCATAGGTCTTACTTCATTACTCCTATACTTAGCAACCAATGACCATGGTGCTTTTGTTATGTCAATAACTACAAAGGCAGAGTAATCCTGTGATAAACCACGAGATACGTCAACACATATGATGTAATCATGACCATCCAAAGGATCTTCATAAACATCTAGTCCAGCATTTTTTATAATTGGATCGTCGTAAACCAATGTTCTTAGTTTAGCAGCCGATATCAATGTGTCAACAGATCCTAAGAACTCACACTCAAATTCTTGAGTGAACTGTCTTTCAGATGTGTTGGCAATAGTTGTTTCTTTCCACTTGGCATCTCTGCCAGGCACTTTACTCCAATGGACCTCAGTCCATGCATATCCATTCCTACCTTTTTGAGCATCAACCCAAAGTTTGTAGAAATGATTCATCCCATATGGAGTTGAGATGATGATGACTTTTGTTTTTGTACCAGACGTAATAGTAGGATAAACAGAACTAAAGAATGCTTCTGCGATATGATTTGGGATAAAGGCGAACTCGTCGAGGAAAATGATATTGAACGACATGCCTCGGACAGCACTTGCAGATGTAGAAGCTGCCAATATCTTTGATCCATTTTCTAACTCCATACTACCTTTGTTGTAAACAACAATACCCTGTTGCATCCACATGGGTAGTTGTTCATATGCAAGTTGCAATCTTCCTAAAAGATCTCTCGCAGTTGAGAGTTTGTTAGCAAGAATACCAACGTTAACATTATCATTAAAGAGAACGTAATGAAGTAAGTAGGATACACACGTAGTGGACTTACCAGTCTGGCGAGGCAACTTAGCAATGTTGAATCTGTGTTTGTGGAATTTTTCAATGAGCTCCTGTTGAAAGTCCCACATCTTAAAGGGTACAATACCCTCATCGAGAGAGATGATCTTAATATAATTCATAGCAAAATATACAGGATCCTCTTTGCATTTGAGGTATTCCTGTATTTGCTCTTGGGTGAATTGTATTTCAGTCCCAACCTTCTTCAGATTAGGATTACCAAGATAATAATCTTGAGTTGCAGTAGCCATTAATGAGTTACGAGGTATTCTTCAGCCTCGGCTTTCGTTTCAAACGTATGTATATGTCTATTTAATTGTAGAGTATACTTATGATCGATCTGATCGTAACCAATCACACCTTCATAATCGATCCAATCAGGATCCAAGCGATCTTCGGGAACTGTTGTCATGGCTGAACTCCTCCTTCTTTAGTTCATATTCTA